CTGTGAGGCACGGACCTTGACCTGAGAAGCTATCATCGCATCCGCGATCTGTGCCTGGGCGTCCGTGACCTTCTTCTCAGCCTCGATCGCCCTGGCTTCCATCTTCTCCGCTTCAGTCAGTTGTGCCTGCTCTAGTTCATCCGCACGGGCTGCGCGGGCCTTCAAGTCGTTATAGTCCTTGAATTTGTTGCGCTCATCCCGGCGGGTCTTTGAGTTTATCCGGTCGATATAGGCTTGCTGCTCTGAAGTGAACTGCAAGTTATCCGTGGCCGGAGTCTGCTCCGCCGTCGTCTGATCGACTTCGGCTGGTTCGGTCTGCGCCAGGTCTTCCGTAGGTCCCGTATTCTCTGTGACCATCTAGGTCCCCCTTTTTATACCCGCTGGGTTGCGGTGATATCGGTCTATCAGAAAAGATAAAGTCGTGCTAGGAGAATCCTTTGGACTTATTCTTCCGCAGTCTTCTGTCTTTTGGTGGCCCGTTCTTCACTCGTCCTTTCGGCTTGTAGCCGCCAGGCATCTTCTTGCTCTTGCCTTTTTCTGGCATATTTCCGCTCCTTTTTATGAGTAGAATTATGAGTGCGCCGGTGCTTCTTCCGCTGCTTGTTCTGGTGAGAGCGGCTCATCATGCCCGGAATGGTTCTGCTCCAATCCGCAATCCATGCACTGACGCATGACAATCCCTGACTGTTTGTAGATCCTCCGCTCGTAAGGCCACAGAGGCGCCAGGACCAGCTCAGAGGATTCGCACCTGTAACACTCCATCTCTACTCAGATGCTTCTTCAGTGACCAGGATGGTGGCATCTTCCAACTCTATCGGCTCTTCCTCGGCTACCTCGGTCCTGCGGTTGCGCCGTGTTGGTGCTTGGACAGATGATGCATCATCAATGAATTTGGCATTGCAACCGTCACAGTATTGTTCACCGCCTAGGTCCTGGCAGCTTCTGTCACAGTGTGGACACCATATGACACCACGCCTATGCCGTAGGACCGGCTTGATTTCGCCGTTAAGTTCTGCTTGCATCTTCGATCTCCTCTTGATTTAAGATTGCCTGATAGGCTGGATTCATCTGCCAACGCCGACCGTGGTCACCAGGATGCGGCAACCGGTGGTCAATGGTCCCAACAAAAATCCCGTCCGGGATGCCTTTCGGAAATGCCATACACGCCAGGTCTGTGCCTATGTCTCCGATGTACCAGAAGCATGAGATGCACTGGCTGGAGATACCGGTTCTCATCATTTCTTCTTTCCTGCCAGTTGGTGGAGATTGAAACTATCTATGCCGGCAAAATCAGTATTGACTTTCATCACGTCCTCGATGAAGGCGGTGACCTCTTTGCTATTTCTGGCGCCACCTAACCAGACGTGTTCATTGAAGGCTTCGGCGAAATGCTCCAGCTCATTCTTCAACGCATATTCACTGATATTGGCTGCGTGTTCACGAGCCGCTTTCTGAATAGCCGTTTGATTGCCTGGATATAACAGATTAACTCCCCGACTCTCGGAGAAACTCCACCGCCTGTGTGCGTAGTGACCTATCTCATGCGTGACAATCTCTTTCAGACCTTCTTCACCAAGAGTGGGGTGGAACCTCTGGGCAGCCTTTGTTGCCAGTGTGGCTTCATGCGTGGCGATCGCGTCTTCCAGGTTCTGGATGTAGGATTTATATTCTGGGACATTAAGCGTCCGTCCAGTTGGAACACCCCGGACGGTTTCTGGCAGGCGGCCCGAGCCACCAAATTTGCTTATATGTTCAGCCAGGTCCTTCTTCATCTGCTCGATCTCAGGACCGAGCCGTGCTATGGCTTTGCCGGCCGCTTGCACGTCCGTGACCGCCATTTCATTATCTGCCAGGATTTTCCTGGTCCAACCACGAGCCGTGCCAGGTTGGTACGGCCCAATGCTTGCTGATACGGGGTTGATATGGACGGAATTGCCGCCTTGATAGGCATATGTGCCAGAACTGAACGGCTCTTCAGGGAGAGCCTTGGTCGTAATCTTATCTAGAGGTCGCCAGCGGTTCCGCACTATGGTGGCTTCTATGCCTTTGTTCGCCTGTTGAGCCGCTCTGATCGACATCCCCTGATAATCAGCCTCGATCACACCACCTACGGCTCTGGCCCAGGCTTCCTGCTCACGGACATATCCGCTCATCTGAACCGGGACATTGCCGCGATATCTAGGATCGAACCGAAGAGCATCAGCGTCCGGGACTACATCAAAAAAGTCCTCCGGGTCACCTTCCCAACCGCGAGGCAATCTTGGTTCTGGCGGCGTGGTCCTGGTTCCACGGATTTTCTCTCCAGTCTTCGGGTCGATCAGCTCATCCGGTAGCGGCAGCGGCTCTGGGACGGTCACCTCTGGTGCTGCCTTGCGAGGCCGTCTGGTCCGTCTGGGCCGTGGTGGCGGTTTAGGTGGTGCTACACCGCCTGGACCTCCTTTGCCAAGGCCAAGGTCTTTGACGGGTCGAATGACCGCCGCATCACCCCAGACCTTGCTGGTCCTGACGGTCGCCAACTGGTTCAGTTGTATCTCACCTTGCTTCCAGGCTTTCAGCCGGGTGTCACCAAGTATCTTCCGCTGCACTCTCTCGTTTTGCCGGCCCAGCCAATCCCTTGCGTCCTCTGGCGGCGCCTGACGCGGCACGTCCAGGCCAAGGTCCGCATAATCCAGGACCTCCGGGACCATGGTGCATCTGCCGTTCGGATGCTCATTCAGAGGCTCATTAAGGTCATAGAGCGTCCCGTCCAGCGCGATGCAGGCCATGCACGTCCGTTCCGTTTTGGCTGCCATGCGCCTGTAGCCTTTCACTACCGGTGAGCTGGCGTATTCCAGCCGTGAGGCTTCCCGGAAGGCACGGTTAGTCTCGGTCCGGGTAATAAGTAAAGCCCTGGTCAGTGGCATACCAGCCGCCGTCTCGATCAGCCTGGCGGTGGCTCTTGGACCTTTACCCATCGCAATGCCGGTACCGATCGCGCCTCTGATTTCTTGTGCGGCTTCCGCTCCAAGTGGTTTCAGAAGCCGGCCTACTGGCTTGCCGTCAGCTGCCATGCCGACAAAGTTAGAGAACGCATCATCTGGTAGGCGGTTCCACTCCAGGCCGATATTCGCCAGGTTATCCATCGTCACGCCGTTGGGTAACGCTGAAGCCACTGTCTCTCCGGCACCACTCCTGGCAAGGCCGACCGCAGTCCTCTGACCGTTGGTAATCAAGTCACCGCCGGCAATGGCGAACTCATCCATCCGGGAGAGGAACTGACGCTCGATATCCTTCAGCCGCTTGGACCTCATAATCTCCCACGGCTTCAAGTTCCTTGCAGCACCTTTCCTGACCAGATCCTCCATCTCTTTGGTCAGCTGCTTATAGACCGGCGCATAGGACCGCATCATGGATGAAGCCAGGCGGTCATCAAGCGTGTTCATCCGGCCACGGAACGCTTCCACGGTCTTCTGTGCGTCAGAAGGTCCAGACATTATCAGCTACCATTCGGAGCATCTGCTATCCAGAGGATATTAGCTAACGGCACATCGAGACTCCTTGGGAAAGGATACGGGAGATTTTCAAATCCCATTTCACGGTTGTGAGGAATGAACGTAATCCAATCCCCATTGATGTGAACAGTCTCAAATTCCACTATCCCTAATCCTTGAATACATGCGGCATAGAAGAATGAGTCAATCAAAGCCTTCCGTAATGCTGGCGGATATTTATTCGTACATTCATAACAAAAGTGATAATAAGGGGCATATGCGAAGTCACCATTACCTGGCTGGACAAGAGCATCACAAATCTGGCATACGCGACGGAGCATCGAACTAGAGTTGGATTCTACAAAAATATCTTCTTCGTGTTTATTGACCATCTTCTTCGTCTCCTACCTTTAAACCTCACCAGCGTTGAAGTTTCGGAGGATCTCGGCGCCGATGTTGGTCTGTTGGGCAGACTCACTCACGCCGTCCTCATCCATCTGGTCTATCTCATCCTGGGAATAGCCAAGCTCACGCCATATCTGGTGCTTGGTCACGCCTAACTCGGACTTAATCCTGAGTGCTTCCATGTGAGACTGCTCGTTCCGTGTCTCCGGGTCGTCCCAGGTAGTCTCAAGAAGAGCGTCCTCCATGACGGTGATCGCGGAGCCGAAGGCGGCTTGAATCCTGAGAGCCATAGTCAGACAGTCTTCCCAGGCGTTGCCAAAGTTCACCATCCGCTGCTGTGCCTTATTCACCAGACCACTCTCCGCGGTCTTGAGAGCCTCACCAGACGGCGCCCCTCCCATAATCTGGAATAGGTGCTGCGGAGTCCTGGTAGTGCCGGCAATATGCTGGACCAGACTCTCAATCGCCTTCAGAGGCCCATCTACGGTGGCAGCCTGCCACTGGCCGACCTGACCACCGTCATACTCCGAGTGGAACTCAGCCACGGACCCCGGCATGATGTCCAGCCTGGAAGAGTTGTGGTTCACGTTCAAGGTGTACCGCTGCGGAAAGGCCAGCGTGTCCAGAATCATCGTGAGGTCTATCAGAGTCTTGTTCAGCAGGTCCTGCATCGGGATGACGTTCACAATCTCTGACTGACCGAAGTCATTACCCATAGGACGGTTGCGGAAGTGGACGAGCGGTATCCCTAACGGTGCGCCGGCACGGTCGAGCCAAGGCACAGGCCACTCCTCATCCATCTCATCCTGGAACGGCGCCCATACGCCGCCTCTGGCTCTGAACTTCTCCACCCGGTCCGGGTAGTAGAGGTTCAGCCGTGTCTCAGGCTCATCTCCTAGGTGCGGATGAGATATCCACTTCTTGGACACCCAGTCGATCTGACGGCTCGTCTCATTGTAGTGAGGGAGGATCATCTCAGGCATCTGGTGAGTCCACCTCGGCCGCTCAGTCTCCTGGTCCCAGTCACAGAGGATGTAACTATCACCAAGCATCACCGCTTCCGTATGCACCACCACCTGCGTGTAGTCCATCCTGTTTTGCTGCCATAAGGTCCACGCCCACTCCGCGAAGTCCTCATCCTCAGAGTTGAATCCAATCACCTTCAGCCTCTCCGCCAGGCTATCCACGACCACGTTCATGAAGTTGTCCCGGAAGGCCAGACGTGGCGGCAGGAACTTCTTTAGCCGGTCCGTGATAGCCGTGTCATGCTCTCCGCCGTAATAACGCCTGGCAATCTCATAATCGTCTCTCCGGTCATCAGCTTGCTGCTGAATCCATTGCATCAGAGACTCGGTGGCCGGGTTGAGGCCGGTTGCGCGTAGTACCATCTCTGCTCCTATCTTCTATCTGTGTCCCAATAGATGGGATTGTCTGGATCGAGGCC